CTTCTGCTCGTGAGAGCAGAAAACTAGCGCTCGAGCTGAGCGCTAGTGCCTTTTTCAGAACCCAAAGGGAACACTACTACTCGTAGTGTGCTTCGAAGTTGCGTATCGTATTCGCAAAGAAAGCGAGTGCTTTACCGCGATGCTCCGGAGTCATATCCCTAAGTCTCTGCATCAGGACCTCGTACTGATTCTCAGCACTTAACCTAAGGACGGTCGAAAGCAGCTTGTTAGCTGTTTTTCGAGACGTACTTGGAGTCAAGTACAGATTATGAAGTGCAAGGCCGCTGGCTATCATGCTGTATCGCAAGACACAGTCAAGGTAGTCCTCTTGAGAAGTATGCCCTGTTAACGATTCGAAGTCGAAGTTACCTTCGACCAAAAAAGCGTTTACCATGGTATTACCTTTCTAGTGCGGAGCTTTAGAGAGTTTCTCTTTGGTGACCGAGTTGGATCACTAAGATATTCTTCTCCGAGCCCACGGTTCAAGTGGAAGAAGAGAAGTCTATCATATCCTTCAAGTTCATCACTGATCTTGCCGGATCCTACCGTAAGAGTATTTACTACGTACTCTGAAGTGTTGGTTTTCTTATTCCAACGCAGAGTGGGCGTAGGCCCCTCACGGTAAAAGTGCCAACCTAGTCCGCTGCACGTTTCCTGGACTGACGGAAGCTTGTACATCTTGTCGACGTAGTCCGCTATCCGATGAGCCGTACGAGTCAATCCGCTCTTGTAAAAGCGGTTTGCCATATGAACCCAGGAAACGAAGTTAACAGCATTCTTATGTGACTGAGGCGGTTTTTGACGTAAGTAGACGGGCGTCACAAGGACCCCGTTTAAGTAGTCATGGCCGCACGACTCACGAAAAGGCCCTTGTGAAAAGGTCTTTTTCGAGTTAACCTTAAGGCCGAAAGCCTCAAGGTAATCAGTCACTTTAACGATGCAGTCAGCGGGGACAATCAAGTCGTCCCCGAAGACCAATATATCCTTTCGGGCATTTTCGAATGCCTCAAGGGATTTAGGTCTGCCGAACCGGTTAAAGACCCTGCGTTCATCACAAACTGCAGCGATGCAGATCATGAGAAAACAAAGGGCCTCTACTGGAAAGGTAAGTGCAGAACCCATAGATGCGTACTTCCGAAGATGGAACACCGTTCCATCCTGCATCACAGCTCTAGTCGTCCGGCACCCGTAAAGGTGTCGTAACAATAAAGGGCTGTGTCGGAAAACGAGCGAAACCAGCTTGACGCTGACTCGATCGGACGCTTCTGAGAGGTCAACTGTTGCGTTCTTACCGTCAATCGATCCCTGACGAGCAGCTTCCTGGTTAGGTCGCTGGTCGTCAAAGTTAAGATGAC